ATTTCCACTAAAAGTCAAGCATTAAAAAAGAGAGCAACAGGTTTTTATCACCTGTTGCTCTCCAATATTTTGTCAATTACTTTTTATTAGAACTTACCGTTCTTAGCAGCTTCCTCAATGGAAACAGCAACAGCTACAGTAGCACCAACCATAGGGTTATTACCCAACTTTGAAATCAAATTTTTACAATTTATTTATGTTTATTATCATGCTGTTTTTATCAGCATTTATGCAGGTTTAAGAGCTTTACAGATTTATATTAGATTATTCTGATTTATTCTAAATCAACATTATTTAATCCATATTGTGTACAAAATGTGTACACTGTTTCATTGTACACATTTTGACTGTCTTTCTACCTATTTATATATATGTTATCACAATGCTGTTATATGTGCAATTCAGTATGATATACACTGTTGTATAAGTGAGTAATTAGATGGGAAGTTTTAACTCCATGCCTGCATAAAGCATATCATCAAGCGTCATTCCATTATGCTCTGCAAGTTCTGCTGCTCTGCCTTCATCTCCAAGGTAATCTCTTGCAATCTGGCAGAAACTTCCGCCTGGTTCTACAACAGCCACTCTTTCTTCTGCCTCCTGTGATGTTTCCTCTTCCGGCTCTTCCTCACTTTCTGCCGGTGTATTATCTTTAGGATAATACTTAGCTTCCATGGCAGCCTGATAATCTGCATAATTGTAACCTGCAGCTTCGAGCTTCTGTCTGCGTTCTTCTCCATCACCGTACTCACCACGGTAAATTGCATCAATAACACTCTCGTCAAGTTTTTCTGAAGGCTGTTCTATCTCTTCTGTATCATCTGTTTCATTAACAACAGACCATACATAATCGTTAAATACTCTAAGACCAAAGTCATTAATAATGGCAAGTGTTGTCTCATAGTAATCCGGAGCGGTTGCATAGTTATATCCAACCCAGTTACCTTCTGCATCTCTGTCTGTATTGTTCACAGCATTTGTAAGCCCATAAAGCTCTCCTTCGACTGTATTTGCTGCTGTTGCATCATCATAATTATTCCACTGCATCAGATCAAGATATCCATATACAGCACCCATTACATTAGGATATTTTGCAAAGGAATCTTTAATGTTTACATATTCTCCATCTATGTACTCTGTTGTGTCGCATTCTACACCGCTTCCCTTAATTCCAAACAGTGAAGCAGCCCCTAAATTCCAACCAGATTCTTTAGCAGCCTGCGCAAGAATTACAGCTGGGCTTATTGTCTTCTTTCCTTCTCTTCTGTACTTAATCCATGCATTGCACACAACTGGTGCAAGGGTGTTAATAAAATCATTTACATGCTCATATCTTGTACTAATAATCGGAAATGTTCTCATATTACTTATCCTCTCTTTCTTCTATATCTGCTTTCTTTTCTACCTGCGATTTAAGGTTCTGCACTATTGGCTGTAAAAATGGTGGAAGCGTTACTCCAATGTCATTAATGTTTTCCAAAATACTTATAATTTCGTTGCAAATCAGCCATATTGCTACAACACAAGCCACTAAAAATGTAAATGGCAATGTTATTCCTACAACTCCTGCAGAATAAGAAAGGAGCTGGTCTACAATCACGCCGACTCCTACCAAAAGCCACATACATATTTTCTTTGCAATTCCCTTAATCCCCTTGTAGCTATCAATCTTCTGGTTTCTAAGTTTAGAAGCTGCAAGGCCTGTTAAATAATCTATTAAATTACATGTTACCAGTAATAATACTGGAATTGCTAAGATTCCCAGAGCACTTAATATAATGCTCCACACCGCTGTTACAATCACTTTTAATTTTTCCATATCTTTCCTTTCCGTTGCACCGGTGCAACTTATGCTTATTTTGCTTCTGTTATTGTGTAAATTATTTTCATTGTCTGCGCCGCTGTCTTGGTTACCGGGGTTATGTTGTTGATGGTGGCTAGATATTGTTCGTGCGGCATTATTCCACACCTTAATTGTTTATAAGAATCACTTTGGTATGAAATAGTAATTACATATTCGGCATTTGATAATATGCCTAATGTATAAGATACATAGTTTTCACTTGTCCAAGAGTATTTATTAAGTGCTGTATCAAATGAGCCATTTGATGAATTGTTTTGAGAGACTGTAACATGATTATTGTTTACAAATATAAATGGTCTATTTGAATAGCTTAATTGAGCGCTTACTTCTGTTACATCTGTAATATCATTTACATTTAATTTGACTAGCTTGTTAGCGTCACTGTAAATATAGTAAATGTAACTATTTAATATAACCATGTTACTTTTATCCATATGGTTATAGGATTCGTAACCTCCATATCCGCTTATAGTTTTTGCTCCATAAGATGTATCTTGTTCGAGTGTAGAGGCATCTAATCGAATCAATTTGTCTACTGACTTAGCTACACTTGCCAATCCGTATATATACCCATCTTCACCCATCGCAAATTGAATCCATGACTTTGAATAACTTTGTATAGTTCCGCCCCACTCAATGCTCAACTCCTGACTTTTAATTATCTTGCATGTATTTTTATCTGTATTCAAATTATATTTTCTGAAATATAACTGTATCTCATAATAAGTAATTGTATTATTGTTGTAACAAACGAACTTTAATATATCATCATCTGTTATTTCAATGTAGCTACAGTTTGTTATATTAAATTCAAAATCTGTGCCGTAGGTATTCGGAGATTTATCCCACCAATACTCTCCATGTACTCCAGTAGTTGCGATATAATAATTTGTCAATGATATAGCTGATATAGTTCCGTTTGCCTGTGCTGTCGTGAAATCCCACACGAATTTATATCCGTTGTCCAATTCTTCACATTCAGCTGTATTCATGCTTCCTCTTTGTGTGTTTGTCCCTGTATATGCATTGTTTCCTGCATATCCGGTTACGGGATTTACATCAGGTGCTGGCATAAAATAGTTATTTGCATCTTCTGGCAGTGAATTTTGAAAAAGCAACAAGCCTGCAAGCCCTTTTTCTTGCAAAGGAAGTAAGTATGACGAGTACGAATTGCCATCCCATGCAGTTATAGGCGTAAGTATTTTCTGAATTGCATTCGTAAACATATTGTCGCCCTCTTGTCTGGTGACTTTGCCAGTGTTGACATCTGTAAGTATTATCTCTGTGTGTCCTTTTAATTTCGCCATATTTGCCTCCTTAATTTGTGAAATTAAATTCTACGCTTGTTATCTTGTCTTCTGCGGCTGACAATGTTGTTCGCAGATATATTGCGCTTAATCCTGATATCTTCGCCGCCCATTGTTCTGTGGTTATAGCCATCAGAGTTTCCATCTGCATTCCTGATGTCTCCTTGTCAATGCTGACCCACTGCGTACCGTCATACATCTGCCATGTTGCCTTGTCGTCAAATGATATAGCCACTACAGGCGTACCCTCGTATTCCGCTGTCACGGCTTCTATGCCTGTGATGGTTTCGTCAGTAAGGTCGATTGCGTTTGATATTATTGTCTGCGGCAATGGCACGGCTGTAAGAGCTGCGGAAAGAGACAGCTTGTCTCCGTCCGTCCATTTTAGGATCTTAAAATCCGCAAATGTGCTTACAAGGCTCGGCGTAATCACTGTGGAATCTTCAAAGCCGCTGTCCAGAAATACTTGTGAAGTCAATTCTGTGACTTCCAATGCTAAAGGCTTATAGTCTTTGTCTTTTGTTATCGTGTAATAAATGTCACCATTTTGCAAAAGATATCTTTCCTCTTGCAACGGCAATACGCTCCATTTATCTGTTTCAGTATATCTGCTTGACGGAATAGTCACATTCGACTGTGTATCAACCTGTGTCCATGTCTCGCCATCTTTTGAGGCATATAGTGTCCAGCTTACAGGGTCTCGCTCCGATGAATCGTTTGCAGTTACATACGAGTAATACGCAGGATATTTCATTGAATCATCTACAGTTATTACAATGTTGCACGGTCCGCCGCTATATTGTGTCGTGCAGTATTTTGTTGACTTACTGCCGTCTATAAGTTTACCAATGCTTTCCCCTGAAGATACTCCTGCTTTGTCCGTTGTAATCGAGGCGTTTACCCAGGCTATCTTATTTTGCTCACTGTCATAAAAATAAAATTCTGCCGCCTGCAATGTAGATGTCGAGCTTCTTAACTTGCCAATACTCCATTTGAAATACACTGTTACTTCACCTCAATTCCTGTCACATTTGAATATGTACTCTTGTCTATAGTTACCGACTTCATAAGTCCGCTGTCTATTGTCCCATCTGTACTCTCGTAAGCATATTCTGTCTTCAGCGTAAATGCCGTATCGGTTAGAACATAACCTGTATTGTATGTGTATTCGTCTGCACTCGCCGTCTCAAATGTGTAATTATCAACCACAATCGGGAAGCTGACGGTTTCTGTTAATCCTGTCGTGTCAAATGTTACAATATTGCCAAGTGATATAGCCGTAAATTCTTCTGTAATCGTGCTGTCGTTGCTGTCAGGAAATGTCACTTCTACTCTGTCATTCATGCTTACTACGCTTACAGGATTAAGGGTTATCGGTGTATATTCTTCGGAGATTCTTATAATTCCGTCAAACGCCTTATCGCCCGCCATGCCTGTACCTGAAAGATATGCCGTTATATCACCTGCCGGAATATCTATATCTCCTCCCGCCGCCTCAAGCCACACCTCAAATGTATTGAGGGAGTTGGCTGAAGAACTTAATATCTGCATCAGCGGAAGTATATGCCTTCCGTCCGACCATGTTTCTTCCGGATATATCTTCATATCGTTGCTGTTGTTCGTATATGATGCTTTGGCCGAACAATATGTGGTCGTACTTTCCGAAGTTGTGTCTGTGCTTTTGGCAACCGTAACAGTACATCTCACTTCCCCATGAAATTCTATCCAGTTAGATTTCGTTGTCGCATATATTATGTCAATGATTTTAGCTTTTGAGCCTGCTGCCACATGATATGCCGCTGTGTTCGTGTATGTATAATATGCCAGTGTTTCCTCATCATTTATCTTGGATAGAAGACCGCTCAGATTCTTGTCTGTCTTGCTGTTGCCTGTCACAAGAGCAGGATCTTCTCCCCAGCCTTGCATTTTAAAGCTCTTGTTGTATATGAATGTATAGCTCATCATACAGTGCTTTTTCTCGTCTCCTATGCCTCCTGTGAACATCAGTACATCACCAAGGTCATACGCAGGATTTCCCAGACATGTTACCGTAAACGGCACATACGCTATGTCAGCAAGGCTGTTAAGGACATTCTTACGCTGTGTCTCCGCATTTTCCGAAGATGTAAGCTGCAGAAACGGATTAGAACCAAGATTCATAGTCAAGCCGTCATCTGTCTCCATTCCGTAATAAGAGGTTGTATTATCGCTTATATTGATAACTGACAGTCCCGTGTATCTCGTCTCGTATGTGCTGAACTCTGCTCCTTCAAACCTCTTTGAGGCTTCAAGCGTATCCGCAATATCTGAACCATATGACACGCATATTAATCTGCCGGATCTGTCCATAGTGCAGAACGCGCCAAGGCATTGCGCCAGCCAGTATATATAATCCTGCCATGTCTCAATATCTCCCATGCTTTGAAGAATAAGTGTCTCCGTTCCGTTTGCAAGCGCTTCTATTTCTTCCCGGCTGTTCCCCAACTCAACATCACATGCTTTACACGCAAAAAGCAGCATGTCATACGGCTGCCCGCTTGTATTGGTTATCGTGCACGATCTTGAAAACTTATTCATGTTATCGTACGCAGTGACGGTCACGCCTTTTGCATTGACTTTAGCTTTCTTTATCTCAAATACCCCAAGAGGAATATACTCATATTCTCCTCTTGCCAGCTTCAGCCCGAACCAGGGAGTTATCACCATTCCCTTGTATTTGTCTCTGTCTATGTCAAGCCCGATAAATGTACATTGAAGCTGTCCTATGTAGACTGACGATATTGCCAGATTATTGCTTTGCGTGCACTGATTAGATATCGAGAAGGAGCCTTCAAGAATATTGTCTGCCGTAAAGCTGACTTCTCCTATTGTTCCCTTTATGTCATATTCCTGCACCGGCTGCTTTGAGGCAGCTTTATAAGCATCGCTTACCTGATACATACTGCCTCCTATATCTCCGTGATATCAAACGATACGCTCCATATCCCCTGTGTGACTGCTAATGTATAGCTGTCTTTCACAAGAGTTTCTTTGTAGTTCCTTATCCTGCATGTATGCTTTGTTCCGCTTATCGTCACCGTAACGCTCAGCTTCTGACTGTATGCTTTCAACGTTTCCTTCATATCCGACATGACATTAAATGTTGCGCTCGCATTTATCTTGTCAAGCCTTGTCACTGACACAAGATCTGTTCCTGCTTCTGACGTGTTAATCGTCTCAATTGTTTCGTAAGATGAACTCCAGCTCCCGGGAATCGGAAGTTCCGTATCATTTATTTTCAAAAAAATGTCTGACATTATCTTCCTCCGCTTCTGTAGTTAAGCCTTTGATTGGCATTTACAACCATTGTGTCTATAAGCTCTGTTCCGATATACACAGGTATAGTTATATCTCCTGCAAGCTGTGCATTATATCCGCTGTTATTCGTCATGTTATCCACAAACGCCGTGAGTTTATCAAGAATAGTCTGCATTACTCCTCCACCTGTTACCTCATACGGAGAGGCGTTTGCATTAATGCTTACGGTTTTTCCGTCTATCTCGTCTATCGCATCAAGCGCTCCGTTGATTCCGTCTCTGACTGCCGAACCGTCAGCAAGATCCTTCATGCCCTCGTCAAAGCCCTGCACACAGTAATCACCTATCTGAGCAAATACCTTTGACGGCGAATGTATGCCGAATATATCCTTTATTCCTCCTACAAGCTTTGAGCCGAGGCTCTTAACATTGTCTACAAGATTTCCCCATGAATTCTTTATGCCTTCCCAAAGACCTGATACAAGATTGCCGCCGATATCTTCAAGGCTTGATACAAAGTCACCTATTGCTTTAGGTATGGACATAGCCAATTCAACTACCGCAACAAGAAGGCTCGGAATTGAACTGATTAATCCTCCTGCCAGCCCTGCGACAAGTTCTGCTGCCGCTCCTACAAGTTCGGGTATGCTTTGCAGCAGTCCCGTAACCAATTTGCTGATTATAACCGGCGCTTTTTCAATCAGAATCGGCAATGCGTTGATAAGTCCCTCGGAAAGTCCGACTATAAGCTGCAATGCAGCATCAATCACCATGTCTATATTGTCAAGAAGTCCCATTACTATAGTCAGGACAGCCTCAACCATGGTAGGTATGAGTGTCGGAAGTGATTCTGATAATCCATATGCCAACTGCACTATTATATTAATGCCTGTCTCTATAATCTGCGGAAGCATCTCAATAATACTGTTTATAAGCGTTTCAACTATGTTGAGTGCTCCTGTTACTATTGCCTCTGTATTGTCGGATATCCCCTGAAGCAGAGTATTAACCATATTGATTCCCGAATTAACTAGTTCCGGCAGAACCGAGTCAATTATTACCGGTATCTGTTCAACTATTACCGGCAAGAGGCTTTCCACAAGCTGTCCCACTCCTGTTATCGCCTGTTCAACTCTTGGAATCACATTATCTGCGGCAGTCGATACGCTGTTTACAAAGTTGTCTATAAGCGTGTCAAAATCAGCATTCTCATCAGCTATTCCTGTTATAAGATTCTCCCACGCCGATTTCGCCATGGATAACGAACCTGATATAGTAGATGCTGCTTCTGCTGCTGTAGTTCCTGTTATACCCATATTGTCCTGGACAACGTGTATCGCCTCAATTATCTTGTCAAATGACACTTCATTGATTGATTCTGCGCTTACTGTCATGCTGTCGCCAAGTACGCCGGATTCATTGACAAGTCTTGCCATCTCCGAAGCCGTTCCGCCATACCCAAGCTTTAAGTTGTCAAGCATCGTATAATTCTGCTTGGCAAAGCCCTGGTATGCATTCTGTATGGACTCCATTGACGTACCCATCTTATTGGCATTATCCGACATATCGGTTATTGCCTGATTGGCTACTTCTGCCGCTGCCGCCGTATCTCCGTCAAGTCCCTGCAGAAGCGATGCCGAGAAGCTGGTTACAGTGTCCATGTACTCATTGGCAGACATTCCGGCTGTCTCAAACGCATTGTCTGCATATGCCATTACCGCATCGGCGCTGTCCTTAAAAAGAGTCTCCACGCCGCCGACAAGCTGCTCATACTCCGCATAGCTTTCAACTGCATTTTTCGTAAGCGCAACAACACCGGCAGAAGCTGCTCCGATTGCAGCTGCTCCGATCTGCGCAGCCGCCTTAAGTGTCTTGGCTCCCACATCGGCAGTCTTCCTGAATGTGGACTCCATCTTGTTTACCCATGTTTTTCCGCTTTTCTCTGAATCATCAAGTCCCTTGTCATAGCTGTTTTTATCGAGACTAAGGGATGCGCATAATTCAAATACATTCATATTTCAGTCCCAGCCTTTCCATAACATCCCTTGCCACTTCATCACCGCTTCTGTTATCAGCCGGCTCCTGCCTGAACAGGTCAATAAACCTTGTTCCAAGACACATACTGCGCCCTGAATAATACAAAGCATCCGTTACATACACCTGATAAGCATATTCTTCATCTATGGCATTGTACCTTGCCTTTACATACCTTAAGAATCTCTTGATGTCTTTTCGACCGTTGTATTCTCCGTAGGCAAGCCAGAAGCAGTCGATTCCGTTTCTGTTGCCTGCGATTCTAAAAAACTCTGCAGTTCCTTATCATTAATCAGCTCAAGCACCTGTCTTATAAGACCGGGAATAGTTATTGCCGCCTTGTATTCGTCAGCTGACATTCCGTTAAGCATCGCCATTATCTCAAGCACTTCTGCCATATGACTTTTTACGACAGTCTTTACAAGTTGAAGCTTCGGCTGGCTCTTATATGCATCTCTTACAGCCTTGTCCGCAAATATAATCGTGACCGGCTCCATTATGTTAACAAGCAGATCAAGCGCTTCTTCTCCCTTAAAATCCGTAATCTTCATTCATTATTCCTCCGTTGTTCTTGTTTCTGATGCTGCCGTTTTGTCTGTCACAGATGAAGTCTCCTCAGAACCTTCTTTAACATATATCTCAAAAGGCACTTTATCAGGCGTTGATATTGAATAATGCGCCGTGTATTCATATGCAAATTGTCCCTTTCCCTTATCCGTTGACTTGACCTGGAAGCCACCTGTTGACAATGCGCTCATAAGGTGGATTGCACAGAAGCCGCCGTTACTGTCTCCGTTAAGCTCCGAATAATCTCCAATCCACCATATGTCTTCAAAGTCAGAATCCTGCAGTTCATTTCTTGGAACTACATGCGTTGTATCTTCCGTATCTATGTCCGCTGCACCTGCCAGGCTCTTTGCACTTACCGCCGTAACCGTCAGATATGTGCCTGTAAGCTTGATTTCCCATGATTTCAGCTTCTTAAGCTCTTTCGTGTTCTTCGGGCAGTTATCTATATCCTCTCCGAAGTCCTCGTATTCAGGTGTTGCAGCGAATGAATTACCGCCTGTTGTAGCTCCGAGAAGATTTCCTATTACACCTGTTGACGGAGTAAATGTATCTGTGAGGATACCTGCATTCATCTGAAGCTTTTTAAATGTATCCTCCGGAATTTTTGTGAATTTCATCTTTTTTCCTTTCCGCCCGCCTATGAATCATGGTGGACCATATTAATGTTTATCTGTCTCAGTTTAATTGTCTTATCCGTGTCTGCCTCTGCATTTACGCACCACGGCGAACCGCATTGAAGCCATATTGAACCATTATCGAACACTATGTTCGAGCCACCTCTTTTTAACATTTCTTTAAGCTCTCTTGCCTTTGCGTTCGGTTCTGCCTCCGACTCTGTCTTAAACCACATCTGCACCGTCATTGACGTGATGTCGTCAAAGCAGCCGTCTTCTACTGAATATGTAAGATACGGAAATTCCGCATCGTCAGGAACCGCCGTATCAGGATATGCTCTCATGAGCTTATTGAAGAACCTGTTAAGTGCCGTTTCTTTCGTCATGTTGTCAACTCCCATTTCTCCGCTGATACCTGCGACATATTAAGTGTTGAGACCTTCGGGCTTACCTTATCGCCCTTGTCAGACGTAACTCTGAATATCCTCCCGTCTGACATGCACTTAATCACATCATGAAATCCCAGCTGCTCATCTTTATATGTCGTTACGGTATATACGCTTGTTACTCCCTCTTTTTCAGCTGTCTTTGCCGCTGTCGAGGTATCTCTGACTATTGCCGCCTGAAAAGCTTCTCCATCTTTCCATTCTGTCTTATATCCACCTTCTCCATCATCTGTACGTACACACTCCATGCGCACACACGGAGTCATCATCTGCTCATATAACCTCATATCTTCCTCCATACATTCAGTTTTGCTTTAAAAACATCCTGCCATCCTGCTATGTTGCCATCTTCATTAGTGACTCTTGTGTATGAGTACCCACCAAATGATTCACTCTGATACGGACTAGCTATGTTCTCAGCCTCATAGCGTTCAATTTCGCTCACAAGGCTGAGAAATGCTTTCGGAGGATTAATTATGGTTATGAAGCCCTTGAAGGCCTCGTCATCAAGCCCCGATAACGGATATTGATACACTCCATCATTCATAGTAGAGCCTTCGATATAGACATACTGTCCATCCTTGACAAATGGCAGGTTCAGGACACCATCTGTGATGGTAAACGTACCTTCCTCACATTTATCTGTAGGAAAAAAATTATGTATTTGCCTCATCACTTCGTACAGCATCCCAAACCTCCATCTTAATCACTCTTTTTACTGCGCTTAGGCTTATCTGACTGTTGCACCGGTGCAACTTCTGGAATTTTATCTGACGGAACATCCTCTGATTCTTCATCTGATGAAATCTCGTCCAAATTCTCATCTGTAGGCTCAACAGACCTTGGCATTTCATATCCGGCGGCAATGAAGAGCTTCAACTGATCTTCACTTGTACAAGCCATCTTTACTCCAGCTCGTTCTACTATTGTTCTCATACATATCACGCTTTCTGTACGACTGCTGCAAGGTCTGCATCAAGCAGCTTTACACCGCAAAGCATATCAAGAGACATGATCTGCTTCTTTGTAGTCATGTCGTATCCCTGCATTACACGGATTCCAAAGCCGTCATAATTCTCGATATATCCGTCTGCCTTTTCACTCGGAATCTCAAGCGGACGTGTTACAAGTGCAAATGCATTCTTGTGGAACGCTAAAGCAAGTGGGTCACTTGTTGCTGATGCAGGTCCAATATTCTGGTCTACATAAAAGTCCATACCAAATTTTCTACCAAGTGAAGCCTCTCTGAGAGCTGTACCATTATCACCAACCTGTGATGCATTAGTGAAAAGATCAGTTAATAAAAGTTCTGCCTCAACATCTGCGTTATATACATAATTTCTGTTGGTCAGAGGTACCGCATTAGTTGTAAGATACTTTCTTGCTGCTACAATATCCGCTCTTGAACCAGATGTATTCACTCTGTTGGTAACACTCGCCTGAAGTCCGATAAGATACTTATCAACCTTGTCTGCAAATGCTTTCATCGCTGGAATGATGAACTGGTCTGAGAAATCTGTAATATCAAGAGCAAGCTCCTTTGATGTAACACTGAACGAAACATCAAGGTGCTTATCCATCTTGATTTCAACTGGTGTTTCTGTTGCATCCTGAATCTCAATCTGACTTTCAAACTCCTTTGCCTCAAATGTAGCAGGCTTCTTGATTGTGATTGTGTCGCCCACTCCCTTTACAAATTCCTTTGAATAATCTCTGTGTACCAGGTTCGCCATGACTGCATTCTTTCTGAACTGATAGAGTGCTTCCTTGGCAATGATATTAGGTGTTAATACTGTGTTTGCCATTCTTTATCCTCACTTTCCTTCTCTGGCTTTCGCATAATCAGCCATTGACATTTTTTCGTAATCAGAACCACCATCATCATTCTGAGGCGGTGTCTTTGTATCCGCTCCCTGTGTCTGCTGGCTTGTGATGAAATCCTTCCACTCATTCTTGGCAGCTTCCTTCATCTTGTCTGAATCCTCAAATTTGCCATCCTTAATCTTGAACTCATCAACATTTGTAATCTTTAAGATTGAATCAATTCGATTCTCAGACACCCCGATTTCTTTCAAGAGTGCTCTATAAGCGTCCTGCTTGCTTTTCTTTGCATCTGCTGCCGCTAAATCCTTCTTATAGTCCTCAAATGCCTTGTGTTCTGTTTCATACTTGCCTTTCCAATCATCTGCTTCTGATGGATTGGCTTTTAATTTGTCCAACTCCTTCTGGACCTCAGGGAGCTTTTCAGCATCCTCCTTGTACTTATCTCTCGATTCTTTGAGAGCGTCTGTTGTCTCTGTGTGGGCTTCGATAATCGCTGACACCTGTTCGTCAGTCAATCCCATACCCTTTAACATTGATCTTGTTAACATGCTTAAAATCTCCTTTTCTTCGTTCACAGTTCCTCGTGATTAGATTTAATTAATAAATAGCACAAGAAAAGGGGCATGTTTCGTGAACATGTCCCCTGAAGCAAAAAAATAAGAGATAGCATATTGCTATCCCTTTAACACATCTTTGATTATTCGTTTGTATTCGTCCGCATGTTCTGCAACTGCCGGTTTTAAATATGGCTGTGCCTTTTGACCTGATATACCCGGAGTACCGCCCTGATAAAACGAACCTGTACCAAGTTCAACATATGGAGCATATTCTACATTAGTGCCTACATATACCGCCTTTTCATCTGACTGCACCTTATAACTGATGCTGTTTCTCAGATTGCCAGTATCAACCGGACATTTATCTTTAGCATACCCTTCTGCCACAATCCCACATAATTCAAGTGCTTTTATAACCTGCTCCTCTGCTGCCGCTTGAAATTCTTTCTTTCTGCTTATGAATCCTGCTATAATTACCACCTCTATCTAGGGTACTAAAAAGCACCATAAAATGACGGTACTTTCAATACCAAAATCTTTTGAAATTTTTATCCCTTCCCATTTCATTCATAAGTATTTCATCATGCTTTGCAGATGCCTTTTTATATAATGCATCTTTTTCTGTTTCACTGGTACTTTCGCGTGCCTTTTTTCAACAGTTCCCTGTATTCTTTAATTAGTGAATCTCTTTTACTTTCACCTTGCATACCACTTGCCCCCTTAAGGCCGATTAAATCTCTTGAAATTCCTATCACCAAATTCTGCGACGAACATTTCATCAAGTTTTTCTTCTGCTAATTTTTCATAATGTTCTTTTTCTGTTTTATTAGCTGCATTTTTTGCCTTTTTCTGAAGCTCTCTATATTGACGAACTAATCCATCATTCTTTTTATTGCGTTCCAACATAGGCTACACCTCTTTCACTTTTATTACACACACCACTTGCTTTTTCAATTCGGATTCCAGTGTGGTTAAATCATCAGGGAAATACAATAAATCTTTTCTTCTTGAAACATAATCATATTTGCTTTCTGTCACAACCTCAAGAACTTCATAATTGGCACTGGATAACACTTCTGCTTCTCTATCACCAAATTTTGAAAGATGCTGAACACCAACTCCTGTTTTGTTATCCACACATTCAAGTATAACAGTACTTGATTCTGCACTTTGCGTTGATGCAGCGCCAAATGCTTCTGCAACTCTTTCATTACTTGACCAACTAGATAAGATTCCCTTTGAAGGTACTTTATCACCCGGTTTCAAGTTGATAAACTGTGTTATAGTACTATCAGAAGTATCAGAAAAACATAACCCCCTATAAACTGAACCATCATAGGTCGGCATCCTATCAAGACCATCACGAATTATTTTTGCAATCTTTGTTTCACCTGAAATAATTGTATCATAATCACCACCAAAGTATTCTTTCAAGGCATCATGAAATTCTTCTGCTTTTTCACCTGAATATGCAGTGTCTAACTTGATTTGTTCAAATGCCTTTGCGTTATATTTATCAAGTTCTTCATCAGGAATTTTCCCACTATAACCAGTGTCTAATTGACCACGCTTTTCCTTTTGTGCTAACAAACTTGACTTTTGTTTTGTAGCATCTGTTATTTCTTGGTCGAGTGTACTAAGTTTAATGAATGATTCATCATCTTCTGCAACATCACCAAAACCATCTTCTATTGAATCAAATTCACTAAACCAATCATCATATGAATAACCTTCTGTTGCATCACTAAACTGATGTTTCAAATCATCAATTTTGTTATTGATTTCTGAAATCTTATCTTGCACCTTCATTGTATCATCAGGTTTGATTTCTCGCAAACCAATCTTGTCACCATCAGCCATTGACTTTGACCATTCATCTTTCTTTCCTTCCAGCCATGCCTTATAATCCGCTTCTGTGTTCTTACTCTCTATAGTGTCCCCATTATACTTAGGCAGTATCTTGATAAGCGTACATCGGCAATTATAGACTTCACCGCCTCTTCCTTGTGGGTCTCCTGGATAGCGGCAGCCATTTGGGAATGTCTCGCCTGGCTTAATCCTTATTCCATCAAGATGAGCGTGTGAATCTCTTACCCTGCCATCATGAGCAGAACGCCATTGCAGCAACACCTCAATTCCCATCTCCTGAAGCTTTTTGCATGGTCCAATCGCACCTGCGTTCTGTGCGCTTGTAACTGCTGTACGTGCATTTCTTATAGCAGCCTTCCTGTTACTTCCCATAACGCCAAGAAACGCATCCGTAAGTTCTGGCACACTCTGTCCCTGCAATATTCCACTTGTAAGGGCTGCCTGGACCTTCTTCTGATTCCATGCATAATCACGCTTGCGGTTAACATGCAATACTCTGAACTCAGTGTGATTTTTACCTTCCAGAAGCTCCTTGACTGCATGCTCATTGTATATATTAAACGCCACACCCTTACCAACCTTCTTTTCTATCTCGTATGCAGAGAAATTATAGTTAAACCCGAATATTCCAGCAGTCTTTTTATTAACTATGTTGGCAGCCATCTCATTAGCTTTGGTTATGCTGTCTGCAAGGTCATCACGCACAGCTTCCCAACGCTTGCCACGTCCTATCTGTGCAAGTCTCCACTGCTTATAATGTTCTTCAGGTGTCATCCATGCAGATGCACCTTCAAGCTTAGGATATGTACCATCTTTTAAGGCTTCACGCATCTTCTTATCACGTTCCTCGAATATTCCAAAATACTTGGCTGCTTTCATCTGAACGCTTTTATAAGCCTGTCTGTATTCTCTTGTGATAGCCCTTTCAAGCCCTATAAGCTCCTCTTCTGTCTTATCCTCTGCATACCCCATACAATTTTACTCCTTATTGTCTTTCAGTCCTGTATCGTCATTCTACACAGCCACAGTGCTATCCTGTAAATCTTCATCCGCATTATCATCTTCAAACTGGCTTACTTCCATCTCTTTTCTGCCCTTAATAACCTCATCCGCTTCCTCTGGTGTAAGGAATGGCAGTTTTTTAATAAGCATGTCGTCTGTCAGATAGTTGGCGGCTGACAATATCATCTGTGTCTGTTCGGTCTGATTAATCATCCTGTTCCAGACATAGCTTGGCTCATCATCAATCTGTGCCAATTCTAGGATTTTTTGAACAAAATCAATTATGAAATACTCAAAATCGGCGCATTTATTATCCATAGCCTGAAATGCTGCCTTTATCTCCTGTGTTGTCTTGGCTGCCGCCGACAGTGCCTTGATATCAACCGACTGGAAGTCCTCATACAAATCGCTTCTCAAAAGGTCAAGCATAGTCTTTCTTGCTTCTGTAGGTATATTTGCTTCATGTGGTGTCGCTGTCACTCCATCATCACCATCTGTGCTTGCAGTATGAGTAGTCTTAAGCCTCTGGATAAATCTTGCAAGGTCAGTGTCATCCATTCCACCTGCATTCTGTACAATCCAGTACAAACCATCTAAATCATCTATATTGTTGGCAAATCCAGACTTAACCAAGTCGTAACAGTCAATAGCCTCTCTGTGTCCTACAAGCTCGCTTTCGTGGCTGTCATTAGCGTACAAGCAGACGATAGGCAGACTTGTATAATTCTCGCCTATCTCTTCCAGAATCCCATCTGCTTTAGTGGATATCCTGTTAATCTTATATGCTCTTTTAGCCTGTACAACCTCAGGCTCACTATTTTCGTTCTGACGATACTCTGTGTATCCATCCTCTTCATACAAAGTCATCATGTAGAGTATGTTATTTTTGATCTTCTTATGCCAGAAGCGTACCCCTGCCATAAGCTTGCTGTTCTCTTCCGAATACAGCGGACAGAATCCCGGTTCTGCTGGCGTGTCAGCAAACCCGAACACTTCAAGATGGTCTACATTCCAGAATCCAAATGCCCTGCCTCCTGCCATAGCTCTTTTCGCCGCCGTAATCAGCTTAAAATCAAAATCTTTTCCCAGCTTATCCTTGTTGTTTGCATTTTGAAGAATTGTTCCGTTGCCAAGTACATACTGAACCTGCTGCTGGACGAACCTTCTAAAAAATGTTGTTTTAAGCTTATAATTTGCTGATATAAGATCTGGTATCTGTCTTCCTGTTACTGTGTACAAGAACTTCTGGAAACGCTCAATCGTCAAATTATGCTTGTTATAATACGCTTCACCGACAACAGCCTCATTATAATCCCTGCTGCCCTTAAATTCATTGATTGCCTCTCTGCAAAACAGGGCTTTACTCCTGTCATCCTGTCCTGCGTTTAATAAATCCTGATACGTCTTCATCTCTACCCTCCTACAACATAAATAATCCATCTTCCTGCTGTTTCTGTGTCTTATCTCTTTTAACCAGCCTCATTGTTCTGACAAAATATCTCGTTGCATCCATACAATGGTCTGATACCTTTAACGGCTTGTCCTCTCCTCTGTCTGCTGCCTTGGAATCCCATGCATATGACTCATACTCTGTCTTTGTGTGCTTGCATGATGAATCTATTGACAAACGTCCTTCTGACAGCATTGTCTGCACATCACTTATCCCATCTACAACATCATTGTCCGCCGACAGTACCTTGTACCCACGTCTTTTCAGCTCTGCTTTCATAGCTGCTGCCGATGGGTCAATAATAACTGCTTTAGGCTTTCTATTACCACACAGCTCATCCAGGGCATCTGCAAGCTCCTTGACTGTCTTCTGTCTCTTTTCATCTCTTCCTGAATATACTGACTCTGCCACTTCATGCCATCTGTTCGTATCTTTTATCCTGTGCCATTTAAGCCATACATTAGCGTTCTGTATACCGAAGTCGCTTGATATGAAGAATTCCTGTTCAAGCTGTTCCGGCGGTATCCTGATGACATGCTTTTTCCTGTCAAACATGTCGTATATGATGCCTTCTGCAACTACCCACAGCCCTAATATGTACCGCTTGAAGAACACTCCGGCATATTGCTTTGAATACCTGGTTTTAATTGCCTCGCTGAGTGTCAGGTTGTCTGCCATTGTGAAATGCAGATACACAAGCTTCTTTTCCCTGCACTTATTAATCCAATGCTGTTTAAACCAGTGATGCGGTCCTTGCGGATTGCAGTTAAACCACCACTTTGAACCTTCAACGGAACATCTGGCAGTTGCCTGATTGACAAATGATTCCGGCATCAAGGCAACCTCATCACAGAAAAGCCCTGCAAGAGTTATACCCTGTATCAAGTCCTGCGAACGCTCATCTTTACCACCAAATATGTAGAACATATTCGCTTTACTGCCTTTGGATATAACAACTAGATTTTCGCTCTTGCGCTCAGTTACCGAATACCCTCTTGCACGCAACTGTTTCTTTAAAGTGGCAAGCACATTCCTCCTGAAAGACTCTATTGTCTTTCCGCACATGCCGAAATTCTGTCTATCGAACATGCTCATAGCCCATATTACAAATGAAAAACCCATGCTGACACTTTTGCCAGAACGGATAGAACCATCTGCTATAATGCCCTCATATCCTGCATATCTGCTCTTGGGTCTCCACCACGTCAGGACCATCTTCTGTTTTTGTGACAATCTGCCCCACTTAAATTCAGCTATCTTCATTCTCATCCTCCAGCATGTAGCTGTCATCTTCCAAGTCATCTATCTGAGCATCCAGTGCAGCCAATAATCCATCATCTTCATAAACCTCTTCATTGACAGGTACAGGCCTATCTCGCCACTTGTCAGGACGGCGGTTTTTAAGCCAGAATATCTGGGCGGTTGTGTCTGGAACAACCTCTTTTATGACTTCCTTAGTGATAACCATTTTTCCAATATCTTCAGTTAACTCACTCTCACCACCATGTCTTTTCTTTTGTCCTGTATCAATTATTCTCTCCCTTGTTGTTTCCTTGTACTTGTAGCCTAATGCCCTTCTTAACAGTGCATTTTCCACCTGTATATCAACGATTTCTTTGTTCCTTTTTAAGGTGTCCGAAATGTCCGAATACTTTTTCTTCCACTCATTTAATGTACTGCGTGAAATTCCCATGTTATGGGCTATCTGCTCATCTGTCAGACCGTCCCTTGCCCAGCCGCTAAGAAGAGTCAGCTTCTCCTCCGTCAGCCATTCCTCGTATTTGCCTTTTGCCATAATTCCACCTCTAAGTTTCTTTATAGAGGTCCCGCCTCAATAAAAAAAATCAAGCCACCCTGTTATTGGATAACTTGATTTTTGCATATTATTGTGTGTCTGTTTCGTGAAGTTGAATGTATGTATGTTAAAATCCGACTCTTTTTCCAACCTTTTTGACAAATTCGCTTATCCACGGATAAATCGTGTCAGCCGAATAATTGACCTTATGTGCAGCTCCGATCACTGTCTCTGTCCTATCTAAAAGCACCATCTTAACAACTTCCAGCTTGATTTCTCCGTTCTCCTGCTTCATGAACTCGTCTATCGTCTCTGTTATAGCCGATTCATACATAAGCTCCTGAAGATTACTACTCTCTGTATCCGCATATCTTCCGCACATCTTCTTAACATGTCCGTACCAGTATAACCTTGACATACATACACCCCCTCTCTTACATATCTGCTGCCAGTTTTTCCTTATCCAAGATTTCCAAAATATAATACTGCTTATCTGATTCAGCTCCCCACTCTGGTCTACCTTTTCCAATCCTTAATCTACATCTTGCTTTTATTGCTTTAGAATTCTTGGAATAACCATTACGAAAAATAATCTCCTGAACCCTGTCTTTCCTTATCTCCTCTGGTACTGCCTCTCCTTGCAACAGTTCATATTTGCTTCTATCTGAAAAGAAACTTGATGGATATATAGTTATTGCTCCGAACAGATTCTGAAATCTTGTCTCATAGTATTCTTTTATATCCCGATACTCTTCTTTCTTCTCGCCTGAAAGAATCATATCAAACCACTTTTTCTTGATTGGCAATATTAGCATTATGAATCACCTTCCCTTCCAAGCATATCAGCCTTGATTAATTCATAAATAATATCAAGGTATGTCCTGTGGTCTCTGTATCTGCAATTTGCGTCTTTGTGTATTCTTGGGTCATTATCTATCCAATCATTAACATCAAAAATCGCACTGCTCACAAAAAGCATTTTGCACCCCCTTGCAACACAAAGGTAATAGCAACCGCCCTTACCATATTCGCCCTTGCACTTCTTAAAACCAAATTTTTCAAATTCTTTAGCTTTTACTTTCGGTATTAACATTTCCTCTCCCACCTGCCTTTACTATCTTGGTTGCCTTTATCTGCATCTATCAGTCTCATTCTTCATTACTCCAATCTAATTTTTGACCGCAATTCCAACAAAACATTGTATTCTGCCGTTCGTTCATGTATTTTTCTAAACATACATTTCCGCAAGTAGGGCATACATAAGCATATACTCTTTTTAATACGCCTCTGTACGAATCGGTTTTTCTCGGCTTCCTTGGTATCTGTTTTTCAAGTGCCTGTACTGCCATATCACAAGCCTTTATAAAACTCTCAGCATAATAAAATTCTAGTATTTCTTCTGAACCTTTTAATTCCTTTATCCACTCTAATGCTTCACTCTCTTTCATATTATTCCTCACTTTCTAACAACTTTGCATTGTCAAAAATGTTGCCGATAACAGAACATTCATCTAAAACCTCATAACTTTCGGCTGATAGCTTGTTTGTTACTTGAAAAGAAATTGTTTCATCATCCCATCTTTGCCTTAAACAAATATCTATCTTCCACAGTAATCACCTCGTTTCCTATATTATCTATGCTTAATTATACATAAAATACAAAAACAGCCGCCAAGTAATGACAGCTGTAATAATTTTAATTATATTCAAATTTATTTTTTAAAGCTTTTTTTTACATCGTATAAAGCAGTCTCAAGATATATTATATTTTTACGTCTACTATCAACATGATAAAATACTTCAGCTAGTTTTTTAGCAATCTTGTTTAACGCCCATAAAGCAATTATCAAAAAGCATAATATAAATGTAATACCAATTATAATCTTTTTTGTATCGTTATCATTTATCGCCTGACACAAACTTAATAAAAAAGTATTTGCAACAACTAAAGTTGAAATAATTTTTTGTGGAAATTCTTCCATTATTAAAGAATTATTTTTATATATCTTCGCTTGTGCCTCTAATAACAATATTTTATTGTAGTCATCTTTTACATACAATTTCACTAGTGATTTAGCACATATTATTGGATTATAGTTGCATAACGATTTTTTCTCACATTCATCCATACGGTCACATATTTTTACTATATCATCCATATTTTCTCCTCGTATAAAAATATTTTTTTATTTAGTATATCGCAAAAATATCACACTGTCATTATTCAATTGTCAAAGAACAATACCTTATGCAAATCTTAATTGCCCTGTCTTTTCCTCGTTTATACTGCAGTTAGGCATTCTCTGCGCTATACATAATTCTTTAAGGTTAGCCCTTACCAGTGCATTTGGTACCATTGGACTAACAGAATTGCCACATCTCTTAACCTGCTCCGCTCTTGGATATGTCTTTCCTGTGTAATCATGGTCAATTATGTAGTCGCTTGGAAATCCCTGGCACCCATACAATTCCCTAGGCTCTAACATTCTTAATCCTATATCAACAATCTGGTAGTCTGTACCTTCTATGGTTACAAGACCAAACCGGTCTTTTGTGGTAATTGTATCGAGAGGATGTTTAATATCCTGTCCTGTAGCATCACCATAATACTTAACCAGAAATGCCCTTACTTCTCCAAAATGTCCATCGCCTGCTGTTATCGTTGGAAGAGGTTTCTTTATATTTCTTCCGTCACAATGGTTATTCATCTGTATAAGACTCGATAAAACCAGTCCATATCTATTAGAACCATCTATAGTCATAACCGGATTATCTATCGTCTGGCCTCTTACCTCCCCATTAACAGTCTCAGAATGGTATTGAATCAATGTTGGTGCACACAAATAATGTTTGCCGCTTCCGACAATGGTTGGTAATGGCTTATTGATATCATGGATCCTTGGCAACTGTCCTGTTCTTTCGCCATACCCAATAGGCACAATAAAAGGTTCTGGGTTATCCAAAACAAATTTCTTTAAGCCTCTTGCGATTCTTTCCATTGTCTTGGGTGCTAATGGTCTTACCGCTTTTATTCCATATTTCTCCTTTATCTGTTCAGATGTATCAAATATGCTGGGGCATGGTCTGCTAAAATCTATCTGTGTATATGCTCCAACATAAGGTTTTAGCAGTCCCTTTTTCACAGCTTCGCTGTCTGCTGGTGCATGTGTAGGCTCTGGCCATATAATAGGTCTCTTGTCACATCTTGCAACCATAAAGAATCTCTTTCTCATGGTTGGCGCTCCGTAATCTGCTGCCACAAGCTCCCTGAACTGAACTTCATATCCTAAATCCTGCAGCTGGTTTACAAATTTATTAAATGTCTTGCCCTGCTTTGTTTTTATTGGATGATGCCCTCTGTTCAGTGGTCCCCATGTCTTGAATTCTTCTACATTCTCTAACATGATTACTCTAGGTCTTACCAGTCCAGCCCACCTGCATGCTACCCATGCAAGACCTCTTATATTCTTATCCTTTGGCTTGCCGCCTTTTGCCTTGCTGAAATGTTTACAGTCCGGAGAGAACCAGGCAAGCCCCACAGGATGCCCATTACATGCCTGCACTGGGTCTACCTGCCATACATCTTCACAATAATGCTTTGTATTCGGATGGTTTGCTTTATGCATTGCAATAGCCTTAGGATCATGGTTAATTGCTATATCCACACTAAAGCCGGTAGCTTCTTCTATTCCGGTGGAGGCTCCGCCCCCACCAGCGAAATTATCAACTATTAATTCCCCGTTTATCATATTAAGCCTCCATAAAGTCAAACAGTGTAGGTGTTTCTATCTCATTTTCTGCTTCCTGAAGATATCCAACACCATCTCTGAAATAGTCACAGCTCAGTTCTATTCCATAGCCATATCTTTTCATCTTTACTGCCGTCATTGGAACTGTCATTAAGCCTCCAAACGGGTCAAGAACCACGTCACCTTCATTGCTGTATCTGTTAATGATTCTTTCAACAATATCAAGCTGCAGTGGGCATACATGCATCTGCTGCCTGCGTCTGCTCTGTGTTGTATTAAGTGTTCTCATTCTGTTTATATCATCCCATACATCAAGGTTATTCCATGAACCGGGAGCGACAACCATAAATGTGGCTGGGAGCTTATCATTTTTATCTAACTCTTCCGCAAGCTTCACATGTTCTTCATAGCTGTATACATTGGAACGGCTGTATTCCCTATAAACTCTCTGTAAATCATCAACACTAAATTCCTTAAGCTCATCTTTGCTTATAAGCCTGTCGCCTGAACTTCTCCAGTATCCGTGAGCGTCTATCTGCCATTGTGCCCTTGTATAATCTTCCTTGGTTTTCTTTACAGGATCATCCGCATATGCATTAGACTTATCCGTTGGAAGCTTTCTAAACAGAAGTATGTATTCAGGACATCCTACGCCCATCTTTGAACCGTCTTTACACTGTTCAGACCATCCAAGGCGGTATGTCTGGTTATTCTCCCTGACCACATCTGTAACAACTGTTATCATTCCAAAATACTGAAAACCGTGTTTCATGTAGTGTTCTATACACTGTGCATGAAACGGCTCTATTGTAGGCATTCCAGTTCCTGTAGCATTTCCAAATAATACCCTGTCTTTTACATGGATGGCTGCTACCCTGCCAGGTTCAAGAATCCTTAAAAGCTCCGGTGTAAGGAAGTCCATCTGCTCAAAGAACTTTTCTGTATTCTCATTGTGTCCGAAGTCGTTGTAATTGGCGCTATACTCATAATGGTTTCCGAATGGAATGGATGTGTGTATAAGTCCTACAGAATTACTTTCTATTCTTCTGCACTCTTCAACACAATCATCATTTACCGCTGTATAATGCTTTCCCTGTACTTTCACTGTCTCAACTCCCATCTTTCTCTCTAACCGCTTTATTTTAGATGCCGGACTTAAACCATATTTCTTTACAATATCCGTCATTTTTTTAACCATGTGATTATGATTCTTCCATTTCTCAAGCAGTGCTTCTTTTATCTGTCTTTCGTTCTCCATGTATATAATGTCTATAACAACTGTATCTATCTGTAAGAACCTGTAACATCTATGTACTGCCTGAATAAAATCGTTAAACTCATAATCAATCCCCAAGAATATCTCCCTGTGGCAGTAACGCTGAAAGTTACAGCCTGAGCCCGATATTGATTTCTTTGTTGCAAACAGCTTGATTCTTCCCTGCGCAAAATCAATAACCCGCTTTTCCCTTATGTCATAATCCTGTGAGCCATATATATCTACAACTTCGGGTATTGCCTTAAGAATTGCCTTTCTTTCAGACTCTAAGTCATGCCACAAAAGGAAATGCTCCTCAGGCGAACTCTCTACAATCTCTTTCATTTTTTCAACACGCTGGTCAATGCTGTTTCTTTTTACTTCTGCAGCTTCCTTCAAGCCTGCTGCCGCTTCTGTAAATAACTGCATTTGTCCTGTTTTATCAGATGTATCTCCGTAATGTATTGGTATCTCATGCCACCTTACATCAAGTGGAGGCAACACATAGCCATCATCAGAATATTCTGGATTTACATCTGAAGGTTTCGTTATGAACAACGCCCATGATGAAACCCACAGCCAGAATTCATCTTCCATATTCGGGTACAATGTAAGATTATTAGCCTTAGTGCTGTCTCTCTGAAAGAATCTTGTAAGTGCCTGCCCTGTATCCATTATCTCAAGATATCCGGCATAATGTATAAGCTCTTTGTATTTGTTTGGACTTGGCGTTGCTGTGGCTACCAGCTTGTAAGGAACATTCTTGAACTTATCAAGAAATGTCTGGTATGTCTTGCTTCCAAAAGACCTTAAAACACTTGCTTCATCCAGCGATGTTGCAACAAAATAATCTGGTCTTATATCACCATCTCTTACTCTTTCATAGTTGGTAAGCACAATACTGCTGTCACAGGATTCTACTTCTTCCATACTTCTGCAATAAACAGGTGCATCATATTCAAGAACATTCACAGCGTCCTGTGTAAATTCCTGTTTTACTCCAAGTGGAAGAACAATCAAAGCTCTTCCGCCCTCGTGATCTATTACCTGTTTACAGAATTCTATCTCCTGTATGGTTTTACCTAAACCAAAACTTTCAAACAAAGCTCTTCTTCCACCTTTAAGTGCCCATATTACGGCATCCCTCTGATGTGGCTTTAATGCTTTGTTAATATCTGCCGGATTTACTTCAAATCCGCTATCCTGTGCAAGTTCTATCTTGCTTTCTAAAAACTCTTTGTATGTCATTTCTGAAAGGAACATCGTACGAATCACTCTGGCCAGAGTTCCAGGCTCCTTTCTGATACTCTTATTTCTCTGCTGCCCTCATGCATTTATATGAGCAGTAATATTTACAATTTCTTTTGTAGCCCCATGTCTCTCTGCTTACCGTTATTGTGGATACATATTTACCACATTGTGCACAATAAAACCCAAAAGCATCATTGCGCTTCTTTACTGGGAGACTTCGCCTTTCTATCCGGCTTGTCCTCTTTTACTGTTACTGCATCGCTTAATGCAGAAATACAGACTTCTAAAGACTTACAATGTTCTTCAATTACCTCACTTAAGCGGTTCTTGATATATTCAGCCGCAGAATCTGCTATGTCTTTCATGCCTGGGAGCTTGTACAGCTCTGTATATCCTGCGTAATGGCTTCTGTCTTCGCTCGGTTCTCCCTTAAACAAATCTGCTCCGGTAAGCTCTTCCTTAACGCGATACATGTCCAGTACCATATTTGCGCCATCTTCTATTGCAAGTCCAAGTTTTCCTATCTGCAATAATGTTTCCTGTGTCATTAGTTGTCCTTTCCAGCTTTACAGAATCCGACAATAACACTTGCTAATGCTGCTCCGGCTATAAAGCTTATTATCTCTGCAATCATATATCCTCCTCTGTCTTGCTATAAATATCTATAACTGCTGCCACAACATCTTCTCTGTTCCATTCTGTTTTTTCGTCTGGTGGTGCAGTTATTGTCACCCTGCCTAATTCTCGATTTATATCCATTGTATAAATCCTGTTATGTACACAAATCTGATACACCGCTTCATCATCCGCACATAAAATCCCCATGATTTCCGCTGTCTCAAGACTTGAAGTGTATATTTTGTCTCTCAGATGCTTATTATCTTTAAAAAGCTGCTGTAATACCTGTTCAAGCGCATTGTTATCCGCAGAGTCTTCATACAGATAATTCTTTCCAAATGCTTCCATCCATTCTCTACGGCTGTATACCTGTTCAAAACGTCTTTGACCTGCTCTTATAAGTTTCAAATCTGTTTCTCTGCTCTTATGTACAGCTTCCGCTCCTGTTCTATGGTCTTTTTCACATAGATATACGGTTAGCCCATACTTTTCAGCTATCTTTCTGTTTGCTACCCCATGCATAACATGGTGCTTTTCTAAGCCGTATGATGTAAGAGGTCCAAAATACCCCTGTCCCTCTGCTCTCATACGGCACAGAAAACATTCTTTTGTATCCTGCATTATGCTTCTGCTCATATTCTCCTTTCCCCTCCCATAACAGGGAGGTCTGCTGCCATATTAATAGTTACTGTGATATATATACTTAGATAAATAAGTATCTTGTAGACATTTATGGAGTAAAACACTTCTCCTATTCTGTATTTATGCGGATTGTAGCCATCTTGATTTTTAATATGTCGCTGTGTGCTGGCATTCATATAACTCTCTTCTCAACTTTGCTATTCTCCCTGATACTTGTGTAAGATGATTTACACGAATACTGGTATTAACTGCACTTTTATTCTCATCATATGTAAGAATTGCCTGCCTCAGCCACTCCTGTTCTTTCAGCTCATTCTTGATTCTTTCTTCCTCACTGGCATTTCTCATATTCCGCCTCCATCTTCTTAAGCTCATACTCCATCCACTTTGTAAAATCATGTGGCTCATCCGACCAGCTTATAACATGTCCGCGGCTTACATTTAGGTACTGCTGCCACAAATTCGCATTCTTTACTGGCTTGCCTGTCTTTTTCTTCCAACCGTCCTTTTCCCACTGTTGTGGCCAAGCATTTCTACAACTGTTTAACACATGCTCACATTCTGTATTTATGCGTATTTCACAGTTTTCATGGAAACGCATAAGTGCATGTATTATTGCCTGCAGTGCCGCCTGATTCTCTGTAACATTTTCAAGCGTGCCCTTGCCATTTCTAATGAACTCTTTGCCATTAATTACTATCTTTAAGACATACATGTATGCGACATGCTTACGGATTGCTGGTCCTCTAGCTGTCGTTTGGATGTATATATCTACCTTTTGCATCTCTTTTTCTCCAATCCCGGAGTCTTGCTGTTATATAAAACATGCCATTTACTCCGTTGTAATACACCTGTGATTCCAGAAGAGAATATTCCGGATGCCAGGCTTGTATTTCTGCTTCCCTTGCAGCCTTATCTCTTACAAATGTGTCTATATATTTGCTTACAGGAACATACCGCCCATTTCCGCCTTTTCTCTTAGAACGGACCTTACGAACTCTGAACTGTCTAAGCCCTGTGGAGCAGTTCCACCGCTTCTCATTTTTCTGCCGGTGCTTGTCCTTTGTTATGTACTTTGCCATTCCTACAAGACCATAAGCATCTTCCTCAAGTCGCTTTGACTGGGAACGCTCTCCCAACTTCCACAACTTCTCACATACATCTCTGTCAAGAAGCCCATCCATAATCACATGATGATGCCAGCGCACCTTTGCATCAGGATCATGCTCTGTAACATATATGTACTTGGCTTTAGGTAAGCCCAGCTTCTTGCGTCTGTAATTAATTCGCCGGATGTAATTAGTCATATTCTTTACAGCCTCATCCCAGCATGCTGGCTCATTCCCTTCTGCATATGTAAGCGTCATCCATATATCATCATTTGTGAAATTCTCTATAATCAGTCTTCCACAATATTTAATGGCATTCTTATTGTTCAGGTTTCTCTGAGTTTCTTTATCCCTAATTCTCCCTTCTTCCGGAATGTCCTCTTTCCTGGTGAACTCTGGATATATTTCTATCTCAAGTTGATTACCTGCCCGAATCTCCTTACATGTGTAGACGCACCTGTATTTGGTCTTCAGCATGTACTCCATGAAGACCTCATTCATATCTTCTACAGATTTATCAATTGCCGCTTCATAGTCATAGGGAATGTACCTTGTACCTCTTCTTTTCATGTACACCCCTTTTTAACAATCTTTGTTTCGTAGACTTGTTAATATTCATTACAAGCCCAAGAAAAAAGACCATTTTATTATTTTTTCTTGATGTACTTGAACATTTCTGATACAATAATATTGTTATATTTGCAGAGCATTTAATGTTCTAAGTACTGAGCCGCTGGTCCAAGCGGCTCTTTTTTATATTGTTGGAAGTCTGTAAGCTCCTTCCGGCACAAAGCTGAATATCTCCAACAATCTCAGCCTTGTGTACCATTTGGCAGCCAGCTCCGTGTTACCAATTCGAAGATTCTCATTAATTCTCTTGTTGTACGAAATTATCAAACCTACTCGTCGCATATTATTTTCCTTTCCTAAATTACAATATCCTTTGGTTCATTCGGATTCGTTAAATCCTTTCCCTCATTATCCCTGAAGAATCTTTCAAGCTCTGACTTTCTTATTCTTGTATGAGGGATTTTAAGCACCCTTATCTGATTTGCGTTGATAAGTGTATAAACATACTGTTTAGAAGCTCGCATGATTGTTGCCACTTCCTCCACTGTATACACCATATCCTCCGGCTCTCTCTTTATTGTCGCTATCTTCATAATCCTGCTCCTTTCCTTAATCTATTTCCTCTTAGGTTCATGGCATAACACCAATATTGTTATGCAGATAATTGCTGTTATAGCTATTGCTGTATAATTCATTTACTCCTCCTTCATCTTCACCCAGTCTTCTACATCTTTCTGTGTCATCTTCATAGGAGCAAGCTTGGCTCCCCAGTATTCCGACTCTACTGTTACAGTCTCAATGTTTTCTTCCTGCATATACCGGAGTAAATCTTCCGGTCTGCCAAAATTGGCATGTTCAGTTCTTATAATCATTGCCTGCTCCTTTCTTGGTATTTAAAGTATTACCATTACTAGCACAGCTATTGAAAAATATATTGGGAAGTTAGGATGCCTCTCTCTGAATGGTATCCTTATAACTTCATAATGCTTAATACCTGATACTTTCATTTTCTTTATAGCTGATATTGCCTGCATAAATGTCTTGGCTTTTTCTTCTATGAATGGTTCATAGCTACGGATAATGTACTTATATGTCTTCTTCGCAATTGCTCTCACCTCCTTGTATGTTACTTGCTTGAATTGTTATTCTACATTTTGTAAACTAATAAGGTAAAAAAATATAATCTCTAGGAAATCCACATATAGAAGCAAACATTTGTAAATCAGCTTCACTCATTTTTGTCTTATATGATTCCCAATTAGCAATAGTAACTCTTGAAACCTGCATTTTGTTTGCCATTTCTTCTTGCGACAACTCCGCATTAACCCTTACTGCCGCTAATCTTATTTTATATGGACAAGCCATTAAATAAGTCCTCCTTTCTTGTTATAACTTTCTTACGCCATTATACTACTCTACATTTTGTAAACTGTCAAGACATTTTGTAAACTTTTTTTGCTTTTTGGTTGCGTTTTTGAAAACTTAGTTATATAATGCAATTAGAAAGGCGGTACATTATATGGGAACTAATCAATTTGCAGAAATGCTTAGATATTATTTAATGATGAATAATAAAACTCAAAAGGATTTAGTTGAAGACCTTGGCTATGATAAATCAACTGTATCCAGTTGGTGCTCAGGTAACAGAGTTCCTAAAATTGATGTTATTATTGATATAGCAAAATATCTTCATGTTAATGTCGGTGATTTAATAGAAGACAATAGAAACGAAGAAAGCTACTACCTTGATGATGATGCAAGAGATATGGCTCAGTTCTTATATGAGAACCCTGATTATAAAGTTCTCTTTGATGCATCACGCAAGGTTAAAAAAGAAGATATTCAGTTTGTAAAGGAGATGATTGACCGAATGTCTAACAACAACGATTAACAGTAAGAGGGTGAAAAGAAATTGGATACTAATATTGTATACGCTGATATGCCTGTGACAATTAAGGCATACACTATGCATTGTAATGATGATACATACACTATTGTATTAAACTCTAGGCACTCCCTGGAGCAGCTTATGAAAGCGTATCATCACGAGATGAAACACATTGAAAATGGAGATTATGACAAACAGTGCAAAGATGTTCAAGTAGTTGAAATATTTGCACATAGAAACTAAGGAGGATTCGTTATGGAATTTATTGATACTATTAAACAGCTTTCACAGCGCATTGCTACATTAAAAGATTCAATTCAAACAGAAGAAGCAACAAAAACATCTTTCGTTATGCCTTTCTTTCAGGCACTAGGCTATGACATATTTAATCCTATGGAATTTTGTCCTGAATACACTGCTGATGTTGGTATAAAAAAAGGTGAAAAAGTCGATTACGCAATCATTATCAATAATGAACCTATTATTTTAATTGAATGTAAAAGTTGTAGTGAATCCTTGGATAAACATGGTTCTCAATTATTCCGCTATTTCAGCACTTCTAGCGCAAAATTTGGAATACTTACAAATGGAATAGTATATCGTTTTTATACTGATTTAGATGAGGCAAACAAAATGGACTTAGTTCCTTTTTTAGAGATAAATATGCTTGATTTGAAAGAAAATCTTGTAAACGAACTTAAAAAGTTTAGCAAACAAATTTTTGATAAAGATAAAATATTAAGCACAGCCTCTGATTTAAAATACTCTAATCTTATTAAAGAATATTTAAAAAAACTTCTTGATGACCCTACAGATGATTATGTTCGATTTATATTAAATGAAGTATATGACGGACTTAAAAGTCAAAAAGTTATAGATAAATTCAAACCTATAGTAAAAAAATCCTGCAATACATTTATTAACGATATTGTTAATCAAAAAATATCATCTGCTTTAACGCCAGATGATTCTGATAACATAGATGAAGTTGCAGAAGAAACTCCTAATATACCTGAAAGTAAAATTATTACTACAGAGGAAGAAATTGAATCATTTTATATTATACGTGGTATGTTAGTTGAAATCACAAATATTAATGATATTGTGTATCGAGATACAGAAAGCTATTTTAGTATTCTCTATAAAGATAATAATCGTAAACCTATATGTAGACTGAATTTAGATACAAAGAAAAAACAAATTTTAATACCTGATGAAAATAAAAATTTCACAAGATATTACTTAGAATCTCTAAATGATTTATATGCATATAAAGACAAAATTATAAATGCTATAAAACAATATTTATAATTACATACCCATATTGAGGACCATACTTCAATAATGAAGAAATTATAAATAAACCAGTTAAAATTATTGGTAAAGTAGTAGAAAACAGACAGATATATTAATTTTAAGGAGATTTATTATGAAAACAGCTAAAGTCATTAGAATTTTAGACAAGTACTCTATTTTGATTAATTATGGAAAATCCAAAGGTGCCCAAATAGGTGAAAATGTTCAAATTCTAGAAATTGGTCCTGAAATAGTGGATCCTGATTCTGGAGAAAGCCTTGGTACTCTTGATCATATTAAAGATGTATTACAAATACAAGAGGTCTTTGATGAATTTTCAATTTGTGGAAAAAAATCAGAAGTCAATTTTACTGCATTTGTAAATCCTTTTGAGGAATCCCACAAAGTATACTCTACCGAAGAACTACTTGTCAATAAAGATCAGATAGCTAAAATACAAAGACCGCAAAACAATATTATCAATTTAGGAGATACTGTTAAAATAATATAAAATTTTATTTGAAAATTATTGACTTTTAGTTTCCTTACAAATATAATGTAGTCAAGTTAAATAGCTGATACTTAAATGGACAGCGAAGAAAAAGCCCTGCTACATACTATTTGTAGCAGGGCTTTTTCGATTTTATTTTATTATGGAGAAAACTATATTGGATAAACCTTTTTTAACTTTTGAAGAACAAATAAATAAACTTATCAATGAAAAACATTTAGTTATAAATAACCGCGATTACGCACTTGAGGCATTATCTTCTATATCATACTATGACCTCGTTAATGGTTATAAAGATTTGTACCAAAAGGATGATGTATTTATACCAGGATTAGGAATTGAACAGTTATTTGCAACACATATATTTAACAAAAATATTCAAGGTGTTATCGTTAAATATGCTGGATATGCAGAGAATTCATTTAAAACTATTCTTTCTTATGTCATTGCCAAAAACATATCTGAGAAAGAAACTGAATATCTAAATCCTAAGAATTACAAATACTCTAATGACAAAGACAAACGGCAGCATCTTAGAAATTTATTAAATGACACTTTAAAATTATGCAATGAAACCCATGATACACCAACATCTCATTATAGAAACACAAAGGATCACATTCCACCATGGATATTATTCAAAAACGTATCTTTTTCTTCTACAACAGATATATATAAATATCTAAAAACCGAAGACAAAGAAGATATGTTTACATATTTCCGGCTTTTATCCGTTTCTAATATAGACAATGAAGCTAAAGCTAATGTTTTACTAAGTGCCCTAAATATTGTTCGTAAATTTAGAAATAAAGCAACTCATAATCTTGATTTTGTTAAATATAGATCTCCACTTTTTCATAGTGCTAATCATATATTTGAAAATACGCTTTTATATACAAATGAAATTAATAAAACATATGATAA